TCAATTGGCCGAACCTAAGAAGCCAAGGCAGGACCAGCTTATCAGAAACAGCGCCCAGGAACTTCGGGCATACATTGAGAACGGCTTAACCTTTATGGGGGTTAGCTACATTGAGAGAATGAAGCGCGCCTATCAGTCAGCCGGAGGGAATGCATCCAAGATTTCAAAGATACCGAATGAAACCGAAATGCCGTCAAGTGCTGACTATAAAGACATCCTGATTTCAATCTCAATGATTCAGGCCGCTCAAGCAGTGGCTCCAATCAAGAAACAAATGAAGCTTGCCAGTACCGATGAAAGAATGGAGAAGGTAAAGTCAATGATGGCCGAGCTTCAAGAGGCTATTGAGGTATTCGAAGTTTCTAAAAGTGGACAAGACGCGCTAAAGATTAGCTACCTTCAGAGGCAGATTAAGGCCCGGCTTGCAAGCATTCGCGGAGATGTTGATTTGTCCAGGGAAAACATTTCGGCAATTCGTTCCCGTGTCGATACTTTGACGGTGACTCAGGTTAACGACCTTAAGAGGAAAATAGATCTTCAGTATCAAAATTCTGTAAGTTCAACGGATTCAGAGAGGACCTTGTTTAATGATCTTGAAGAGGCCAGGATTGATTTTAACTCGTCGCCCGTAATTAACACGGGGCCCGATATTCTCGCTTCTCAAAATATCAACGAATCAATTCTAAAAGAAACTGAAGGTGAGCCAGAGGTTGAGTCCTACACGTTCGTTGCGGTTGACGACGACTCGACATCGGACATTTGTAGGGAGCTGAATGGTCGCACGTTTGGTAAAGATGATCCTGATTTGTTTAGGTATCACCCGCCTCTTCATCATAATTGCCGTTCATACATGGCAGTTAACCTGAAAAGTTTCAAGGGTAATCCTGAAATATCGAGCGAGCCTTTAGCTTTAACCAAGGGAGCTCAAGGAGACATAACGCTATCGGAGGAACTTCACGTCCAGATTTATGGACAGAAAAAACTCTTGACCCCAAAGGGGGTATGACATGACAATAGTCAACATGAGTCAAAACTTTCGATCTTCACCAATTCAGCTTTCAGAAGCAGTCGAAGGAAAACAGTTCCCGGAAGAAGTGCAATTGTTAAAGGTTGGCACGTTCACCGATCCTCGTTACGGAAAATTCTCAGTCACAACTAAAATGCTCGGTGAAATGGTTTCCAACTTTAAGAAGGGAATCAGGGGCCTGAAGCCTGCGATTGATTTTAAGCATGAATCAGATGCCGAGGCCGCAGCATGGATGAAAGATCTATTCCTTAAAGATGGTGGGAACACTCTTTGGTGCGTTCCTGACTGGACAGGAGAGGGACAGAGAAAACTTTCGGACAGGGTTTACGGCTACCTGTCAGCAGATTTCAGTCAAAATTATCGCGACAATGAGAAGGGTGAACTTCACGGTTGCGTTCTTCTCGGCGCCGCTCTCACTAACCGACCAGTTATAAAAAACATGAAACCGGTCATACAATTATCAGAAGGAGATTCTATGTTTAATCCAGAAGACCTGGAAAAACTTGCAGCAATGATGCAAGAAATGGGTATCACTGACATCAATGCTCTCATGGCAAAAATTGCCGAGATGAAGCTTGCGTTACCGGCCAAAGAAGAAGCCGTTAAAGAAGTTGAGAAAAAAGATGTTGAGCTGAAAGAAGCCAGCAAACAACTTTCAGAAAAGTCCATAAAACTTTCTGAAGCTCAAGCAAGAATCAATGTTCTTGAATCTGAAAAAGCTACAAGCGAAAAAGAAAAAGTATTCAATCTTATGCTTGCAGAAGGCAAAGCCATTCCTGCTCAAAAAGATTCGTACCTTGCTGGTGACGTTGTTAAGTTCGCTGAGCTTGCACCTAAAGGTGGCGTTAAGATTACTGAAAAAGGATCTGAGGCTGGCGCGGATGATTCAGTAGATGAAGAAGATAAAATTCTTAAACTTGCTGAAGAAAAAGTTAAGAACAAAGAGGCCAAAGATATTGGAACAGCAATTTCAATGGTCATGAAAGAACAAAAAGAATCTAAATAATTTCAACAATCCTTAGGGAGGATATTTTATGGCTTCATGTAGCAAACAAAGAATGATGACATTTAAAGCTGGCGGCGCGATTGCCAAAGGTAAAGCTGTTAAGATGGGAGCTGACCGTGAGCACGTTGTTGTTGGCGCAGCTAACACAGATGGTCTGATTGGTATCGCTCAGAATGCCGCTGTAAACGCGGAAGATCTTGTAGAAGTTGCTCTCCCTGGTGGAGGCGCTAAGGCCCTTGCAAAAGAGTCAATCACTGCTGGCAAACTTTTGACATCAAATGCTGATGGTGCTCTTGAGCAAACAAACGCTTCTGGTGACAGAGTTATTGCTGTCGCAATGGAAGGCGCTGCTGCTGGTGACCAGTTCGCAGTTGAAGTTGTTGTCTGTACTGCTGACGGCGCTGACGCTTAATATTGGTTTAATTAATTTATAAGGAGACATCTTTATGTCACAAATGAAAGCCCAAGTAGACAAACTCCTCACGAACGTATCAAACGGATACTTTCCAGAGGGTTTGATTTCTGAAAAAGTTTTACCTCAAATCGAAGTTGCTCAGGATTCTGGTATCCTTGGTTACTATGGTAAAGACCATCTTCGTCTTGAAAATTCAGTAACTGGTGGTCGCGGTCGCGCTCGCGTTGTTACTCCAATCGTTCGTAACGTAGATAGAACATATTTGATTCAGCCACATGAACTTCAAGGCGAAGTTACTGAGTCAGATTATCGCAACGTAGAGCTTCCTTTCGATGCTGAAAAAGATGAGACCCTTGGTCTTACAACTTTATTGGCCCTTGAAAAAGAATCTCTTCTTGCTGCTTCTCTTCAGTCAACTTCAATCCTTACTCAGAACATCACACTTGCTGGTACTTCTAAGTTTTCTGATTATGCAAACTCTAACCCAGTTCAAGTAATCAAGAATGCTCAGAATGCTGTATTGAGTGGTTGCGGAAAAATGCCTAACAAAGCAATCGTTCCTCAATTAGTAGCGAATACTCTTCGTTACCATCCTCAAGTTCTTCAGAACCTTGGGTTTGCACAAAACCGCGCTGGTCAATTGACTAACGATGAGTTGGCAAAATTCTTGAACGTAGAAGAAATTTTCGTTCCAGATGCTGCTTACAATTCTGCAAAAGAAGGCCAAGCGGATTCAATGTCTCAATTATGGGGAAGCCACATCACTTTCCTTGTTGCCCCTAAACAAGTTTCTAAGTACCAGGTCAGCCTTGGTTACTACATCAAGCGTTCGGGCATCGCTGCTCGTCGCGTGAAGAAGTGGAACATCGAAGAGACTTTCGGCAACACCGGAATTCTCGTTGGTGACTACTACCAGTTCCGTCTTGTAGACGTTCTTGCTGGTTACCTGGTTAAAGACGCTATCTAATAAAATTTGGGGCTGGCTTATGCTGGCCCCTTTTCCTTTAGGAGGAACAAAATGAAATCATTTCTTTGTCTACTCCTGGGAGTTATTTTTGCTCAAAATGCTTTCTCAGTGCAAAGACTTCCCCAGGACATTAAGCTTCCATCTCAAAAAGTTCTTGAATATGAAATCATTTCTGATCTTGTTGCTCTTGATGACAACGGGATCTTGGATGACAATGCAGGGGCAGGAGCATCGGCTTCTGTTACTGTATCAACATTCCTGGCCCAGCCAGATTATCCAAGAAACATTGTTGTCACTCCAGGGGGAACAACTGCCGACGTTCGCGCCGGAGATGTTACCGTCAATGGAACAGATGCCAAGGGTAGTGCAATATCAGAAACATTTTCGTTTCTTGCCAATGCATCTACAGTTGTTGTGGGGGCCAAGGCCTTTAAGACTGTCACAAGTGTTGTGTTTCCATTGGAGGACTCTCCCTATGGTGCAACCTGGGACGTTGGATGGGGTGACAAAATCGGTCTAGACAAATGTCTTGATTCAACTGCTTTTGTCATCAAAGCCTTTATTGGCTCAACGGCTGAAACAATTACAACAACTGCAAGCGCAACGGTATTGTCCAGCAATGGATTCACACCGACGAACGTAGCGAATGGTACAAGGGATTATGAAATCCTTTATATTCAGAATTATCGCTGTTACTAAAAGGAGCTCACCGTGTCTGAACTATCTAAAGAAGAAAAGAAAAAGCTTTATGACGAGCTTAAGCAGCAAGCAATGGATGCTGGACTGAAAGACAAAAAACTTATTTCACTTGTTGCTTCTGGCAAAACGAGTTTGGAAGAGGCTTTACGTTTGGAAGGGCTAGAACTGACAGTACCTGGAGGATCATCTGAGCAAGGACAAGACTTGGCAGGAAAAGAATCAGGAGAAGCTGCAGGAGGCGATAGTCAAGGACCAGCTGAAGAAGATAAATCAGCAGCCCATGACACCGCAAAAGATCCAGAGCCGGATGCCCCAAAAGGGAAAGACAAGCCAGAAGAAAAAGCCTGGAAAGTAAACTGTAACGTTGTTTTCAACGGCGTTGAGTTTCACAAGGGTCAAGTGATGTCGGAAAAAGACAAGCACTTTGCTGGTATGAAAGAATTTTTAGAATAAAGGAGGGCCCGGGTTTAGCGACTCGGGCCTTTTAATTTTATGGCGTATTGCACCGTTGATGATTTAAAAGCAGACTTCAAATCCATCGAGATTGAGGATTCTGGAACTAAAATATCAACCGATGAAGCGGAAGAGATAATCAATCAAGTCTCGGCATACATCAATGGCCGGATAGGCGTGAAATACGTTGTTCCTGTTTATGTCAGTGGGTGCTCAGACGCGATGCTAATACTTAAACAGATTGCAATATTCCTATCGGCTGAGCGGATCAAAAACATTCTTGAGATTAAAACGAATGAAACTCAAATGGACAGTGAGAAAAAATACTCTCGTAACATCGCCAGGACGCCCAAGGATGATCTTGAATTGATTGTTAAAGGGTTACTGTTGCTTCCAGGAGCAACGCTTGCTGGGTCGGCTCAGGGTGTTTCATCATTCAATTCTGACAATTGTGTTAGCCATCAAATCGATGTCACCAGGCAGCAGTGGTGAGCACTCCAGGATTTGTTTCATACGAAATAGAAATCGACAAAACCTTCGAGAGGGGACTTTTGAGAGCTCAAGAGGCAGTAGCCGATCTTCGGCCAGCCCTTAAGAGCATCGCAATAGATTTTTACAAGTATGAAAAAACTATTTTTCAGTTAGGATCTTCAGGGAAATACCCAGACTTTAAGGGGCCAAAGATTTCAGAAACATGGAAGAGGCCGGGTCTGCCGTCGGCCAGGACAAGAGATGGTTCAAAGACTGCATACCAATACTTCAAGAAAAAGAAATATGGTTTTGAGTACCCATTACTAAGAGCTACTGGTGCGCTAGAAAGTTCGGTTACCTCGCCCAGCGCCAACGGTTCTGTATATAACCTCACTGAACAATCAGTCGAGATTGGAACAAGTATTAAGTATGCAGAGTTTCATCAGTCTGACTCTCCAAGGGATAAAATACCGTTGAGGAAGTTTCTATTTATTCCACCAGCAAGATTACCTGCATGGCTTGGGATTCTTAATAGCTATGTTCTTAGGTCAATGGGTGCTACCGCCGAAGAGGCGAAGGGATAAGCTTATGGCAAAGATCGACACCGAAGTCATTTACTTCAAATTAAAAGAATTCATAAAGGCAAACATTGCCGCTCAGGTAGCATTAATAAATACTGAAAAGAATGACTCAACTACTATTAGTGCTCCGATAACGTCGGCCTATGTGGATTTTTCACTGGATAATGTAGTCGTAAACTGGGACCCATTTATATTTATGTTTATCGATGCAATGCCTTCTCAAATTTCTGGTCCGAATACAGAGAAGAAAGTTAAGTTCGAAATTTGTCTTTTTAAAGCAAGGTCAGGAAGAACGGATGAGCACATTGCTGGACTTAGATATTTACGACTTATGGAAGAGCTTGGAAAGTTGGCATGGGATAAAGCTCTAAGAGGATTTAGGTATGAGATTGAAACGCTAATACCTATAGATGTACAATTAAGCAATCAAACAAAATGGCACAGAGTTTACGGTGTGGCTTTGACCGTATCTCTGTCATAATAAATTAACCGGAGGTTTCCATGGGATTATCGCAACCACGCTCTATTTTCGGAGTACATTCAATTACTCCATACTCAAGACTAAACGGAGTGCCTTACGGCGAGGCTCGCGTTGTTCAAGGATCAACATTCATGCTTGAAGGCGACACTATTGAATTAAGAGGCGGCGCCTCAAGATTCGCTTGGGCCGTTGAAGATGGTGACATCAATGCTGAACTTGCTTTTTCAGTATCAGAATATCCAAATTGGTTATTTGAATTGTTTGGCGGTAAAGCACCAACAGCTGGAACGGCTGAAGCAAGCGGTGGTATTTCAACATTGACTGACAAGTATGGAACGACAATTGTTGGCGCGACAGGGTTTCTTGCAACAATTACTGCCTCGACAGCAGCAAATTTAAAGTTTGGTCGATACGTTGTTAAGGCAACTGCATCAAATGCTGTAAAAGTTTTTGCTCTTTCAGATGTTGATTTCGGTCGTGGAACATCTCTTGATTTCACTGATGACACTCTTGAGATTGCAGCATTCACCGGAATTGCAGGATCAGGATCAACTCATGTAATCGCAAACCTTGGTATAACATTAACAACTGGTGCGAGTGCTGCCGCTTTCACGGTCGGCGATACTGCAACATTCGAAATTCGTCCGATCAACACTTTTAATCGCGATGTTAAAATCGGTGGGTTGAATGATGTTTTCCCTGAGTTTGGATGCCTTGTTTATGCTCAAAAATCAGGTAACGGTTCAGTGTTTGAAATCGAAGCCTATAAATGTAAGGCCCTCGGTCTTGGACTTGGCGCTGAAAGAAAAGCGTTCGGTTCGAATGAATACACGGCTAAACTCGCGTATGACTCGACTGAAAATGCTCTTTGCCGAATCCGAGAAGTAGAGTAAATCCTGCAGGGGGCCTGCGGGCCTCCCTTTAAACCACCTCTCCAGAGAGTGGCCGGTAATATACCGAAAGACTGGGCCCCTAAATTGGGGCCCTTTTTATTTCAATTTTTCTAAATGGTAATCAATGAAGTTTTGAAGCGAAAAACCTTTTTCAGATTTGACCATGTTTCTAATTAATTCGATGTCATCGTCTGATACTCTGACGCATCTGGCTTTTTTTAATTCACGCTTTTTTGTTTTTGGTCGACCAACTTTTTTCATAAATTTCCTCCATTCGCTTTAAGTAAGTTTTAAGTTACTGTAAAGTTTCATTTTTCCCCCATTTTCTCACATCCAGATTCAATAGATTCATATACGTATTCATGCTTTTCATTAAATGATCCATCAGTAAGTGACTCGATTTGCATCTCGCACATCATTGTTAATTCTTGGATGACTTCGTCTGGCAGTTCTTTGTTGCATTCAAATTCAACAGTGATTTGATATTTCATGACTGATCCTTTGTTTATTTAATTGTCATCATCATTTCTTTAACTTTTTCCAAAACTATTTCAACCGTAAAATTGTCCAACGCTTCGCAAGTCGCGTCGATGTTGTCATCGTTCAAATAAAGTTGAAGGCCCAATTCACCATCTTCAATTAAAACGGTTATTGAATAATCTCCTTTTTTGAATTGATCAAAATGAAATTCGCGATAAAAATCCCATCCTTCGAAGTTGGAAAAATTCTTTTCGATTTCACTCATGATTTCATTGTTAATCGTGTTTACAACATTCATTTGAACGTCCTTTGTTGTGATGATTCATTGTATCATGAAAGGGTATTGTTGTATATACAAAAATGATGCAAGCATGAACAAAATGAGGAATATGTGTATATACAACAACTTAGGCTATGGCCCAAATCGCATATATAAATGACAAGATTTTGACGTTATTTCGGGGCCTTCTTAGGGGGTGGGCAATTGTTCAAACAATAACGTACCCACTTCGAAAGATCCCCGTTGAAATATTTCAATGCGCGAGCGCGAGACATGCCGGCATCTTCGGATGAAATTCTAACTTTGATTGTTTCATTCTTTTTATTTGTGGACACAAAAACTCCCTTCCTCCTAATATGAAGTTGCACTTAGAATAAGTAAAGGAGAAGGCATAAATGAACGCTCAAAAAAGACCAACAAAAGAAAAAGTTTTCCTCGCTCAAATGCAACGTGAGGTTACTTTAAACTTCATCACGCTCCGAGATGACGAATGGATGTCAGACAAATACGGTTCAGAGAAGCTTAACACGGCCTTCACTGGTTCGGGCTTGGATATAGATGTAGTTCTCGGCATCTTCTTTAGGGTTCTTTCAACCGAGGACAAAGAGGCCATACTAAAAGTCAGGATAGTTGAAGAGAACGACATGATCATAAAGGAAGTCGTGTTTGATGATCCTGTTAAAAAGCTTAAGTCAATTATTTCAGGCCAAAAAGAAATCACCGACATTATCATGGCTTTGACTCAGACCAGAATTAAGAGCAACCCTGCAATCGTTGAGGACTTAAAAAAAAAGATGTTAGCTCAGGCGAACGAAGAACACTCGGGTGGGACCAAGCAAGAGACTTGATCCAACATGAATATGGTTTAACTCGTGACGAGTTTCTTGATCATGCGCCTTTTGAAATTTCTAATATGATTATTGCGATTGTAGATAGGAAGAGTGGATACAAAGTCAGTGAAGTAAATGAAGTGTCCACGTTTGATAAAGCTCAAGAGGAAAAAATCCGCAGGGCCAAGGAATTTAGGCTTGCACAAAACAGGAAATAAATCATGAGTGACATAACCATAAAGATTGGCGGTGATTCGAAAGACCTCACCAAAGAAGTCAAGAAGGTAAAAGAATCCCTGGACGGCATGGGAAAGGGGGGCGAAAAAGGAATTTCGACCTTAAACCTGGCATGGGGTTCTTTTGTTGGGAACTTGGCGGCAAATGCTGCCGGTGCAGCCTTGTCGGGATTATCGAATCTTTTTGGAACATTAACCGGAGCAGCAATTGGATTCGCCAAAGCTGCCGAGGAAGATAACAAATCATTAAATCAATTAAACATTGCCCTTGCTCAGACCGGTGGATACTCAACAAAAGCCGCAGAATCAATGGCCTCTTATGTTGATCAGCTAGAAAAATCATCAAACTTTTCAGGCCCAGCAATCGCCAAGACCGCCGCCTTGGTTCAACAAATGTCCGTGCTGTCAGCGGATGCACTTCCTAAGGCCACTCAAGCCACGGCAGATTTTGCCGCCGCATTTTCAATGGACATAGAGTCGGCAGGAAAGATCGTAGGTAAAGCACTGTCGGGTAACGTCGAGGCATTGAGCCGTTACGGGATCGAACTAAAAAGCACGGGTGACAAGAGCAAGGACGCCGCTGCAGCATTAGAAATATTAAGCGATAGGTTTGGTGGTGCGGCTGTAGCCTCTATTCAGAATTTCACCGGAGCCCAGAATCAATTACAAAACAAGATTGACGATGTAGGAAAATCATTCTTTGGCCAGATAACAAGCAACTCTGCCTTGATTGGAAGCGTTGGCGGGATCGGTGCCGTATTCGGTGAACTACAAAAAGTTATCGAAGCAAACAAAGTTTCAATAAATAATTTTGTTACGAATGGTGTCTTAACATTGATTGACGGGATAAGCGTTGCCGGTGAAGCGGTGGCATTCCTTTTCGATTCATTCACGGCTGGACGAGCATTGTTTGCAGTGTATGAGGATCTTTGGCTTTCATTCGCTGAAAACGTAACGTCTGCAGCTTCATCTGTCATAGGCGTTTCGACAAAGATCACTGACTTTTTTGGTGTAACTACAGATGCGCAAAAAGAAGCAGCAGATTCTTTAAAAGCCAGCAGTGAAATTTTCAAAGAAATACGCGCGGAAAATGATGCTGAAACCGTAAACATGGTGGCAAACAATGAGGCTAAAACTCAAGCAATAACAGACTTCTCCACAAAGGCAGAAGCGATGGTTAGGGCCAGGATAGCCAGCGCCCAAGAGGCTGAATCCCAGGAAACAAATAATTTCTTAGAGCAATTAAATCAAAGAGCTGTAGCAAGAGAAGAGGCTGGAACTGCCGAGACAGAGGAGATGATTGCTAAAAAAGAATTCGATGCGCTTTATAATGAGGAAAACATTGCTGCCATCACTGAAGTTCTCGGTAAGGAAGCATCCCTTAGAGAGCAAGCACGTATCGAAGAATTGACCAGGACAGGAAAACATACAGCAGCATTAAAACAATTAAAAGCGGTTCAGGTTAAGTCTGAACAAGAATCAATTTTTGCCATTCAAAAATATGAAGAAATTTCACAAAAACAAAGATTGGCAAACCTTCAAAGCACACTTGGAACTGTTTCAAATCTTCAAAATGAATCATCAAGTGAATTATTCCTTATAGGAAAAGCCGCCGCGATTGCCACGGCCACAATCGATGGTATGGCAGGAGTTCAAAAAGCATTAGCGTCTGCCCCGCCTCCAATAAATTTCGCTCTAGCAGCGTTGGTTGGGACCGTGGCTGCAATCAATATAAGTAAAATAGCTTCTGTAAATAAACCTAAAGGTGCATTCGACGGAGCCCATGTAACAGAAGGGTCAGGATACAAAGATGACCAACCGTTCATGCTATCTAAAGGTGAGCTCGTTGCACCAGCAAAAGATTTCGACGATGTTATTGAAGGGACAGCAAGACAAAGAGGATTCGTTAAATCCGGAGAAAGTTCATCAGCTCCAAATATCGATTCTCCGCAAAAGGTTTTAGTAGAAATTTCATTGGTTGATGACCTTATAAGATTTGTTGAAAACGGATTACAAGAACGAAGGGCCTTAGGTATTACCGCCGGGGGTAGATTAGTATGAGCGCAGAACAAATAATTTTCTTTGAAAAGAATAAACTCGATCTTGAAAAGCTTTCAATTGAGTTTTCAGTTACGGATGGTGTTGCTATCAATGACGGTGCCGCATATTTGAACAACATGAGGGACCGTAAAAACTACACCTCATGGATGACTACCGAGAGCACCGACGCTGCAAACACTGTCATTGATGTGGACCTGGGCGACACGGTAGCACTCGATACGATTATATTAGTTGGTCACAACTTAAAAAGTTACACGATCCAGTACCTGTCAGGTTTTTCATACGTGAATTTTTCAACTCCAATCAATCCAACGAATGACACAAAGACAACTTCTCATTACGAATTTGCTCAAATTAACACCACAAATCTTCGCCTCACAATACTTGGAACGAAGGTGGCCAATGCCGATAAGCAGATAAGGCAATTTATTGCTACGGTTAAAATTGGCCAGTTGGAAGGTTGGCCAAAAATAACTAAACCGACTATTTCAACAAACAAGCGAAAGAACAAAATGCTTTCGGGAAAAGTTCATGTCGTTGAAAGTTTGGAGAGTTATGCTTGCTCATTAAGTGTGGATAGCTGGAAAATTCAGGCCGACATTGACATTATTTCTGCCGTGTATGAGAGAAGAGAAGGCGTGATAATGTGGATCAACGCAGGATCAGAAGATCAATTCTCGATGGATATAAGAGGATACAGGCCAGAAGATATTTACCTTGTGAGACCAGTGGATGACTGGCAACCAGAGTTTTATAAGGGTGTTTACTCGCTTGGCCTGAAAGTCAGCGTTGATCTTGCCGAGGTTATCACATGAGCTACTTCCGAGCTTTCATTATTCCATTCGGAGACGATGGTGAATACGGTGATGAAATCGAAGTTACCACCGACGTGTCATTTGATTCAATTGGAAAGATTAGTCAGAAAGTTGATAACAGTGAGTATGATGTCGGGATTTTGACATACAATGATTTCACTTTAAAGCTTAGAAATGAGCATGGTTTTTATAGCAAGGCAGGAGAGCCGGCATCAATATTCAACATCAAAAGAAATGATTCAATCTTTAAGGTTAAATGGCAGGTTGAGCCAGAAGGATGCATTTGTGGAATGTTCAAGGCTGGAAGAAAAAAGCTAAGCCTGACTCTCGATGTTTACGAAGGATTCATTAAGGACATTGCCGTAGAGGAAAACGTGAATGACCAGAATGTTGTCCTTAAAGTTCTAAGTCTTGAGAGCATTCTTTCACAGGTGGATGTTCCTGTAACAGTCGCCACCGGCGACACAATGGAAGAAACCTTATTCAAGATATTAAATCAAACCATCCTGACTGATTTATTTGAAATAGATACTGCAAACTGGACACTCGGTGTTGATCTTGAGTTGGATGATGCTGCTCCTCTTTTAACCATGACTGGCAAAGAAGCACTTGATGAGTTGCTATTGTTGTCCAATAGCATTTTATTTATAAAAGAAAGAGTCCTCATAATCACGGCCAGGATTGTAACAACTGATCTAAAGTTTGAGTTTTATGGGCCATCATCAATTATTGGATTAGAAAATATACAAGACATAAGCAACATCAATACAGGTATTTCAAGAGCATTCAACTTTTGGACATGGAACGGATCAAATTTTAAAGTAGTAAACTCTTCATCAATAGCAACATTCGGAGTTAGAAAAAAAGAAATAACTAGCGACATTGTTACCAATACTGTTAAGCGGCAAACTATTGCAGCGGCCCTGGCTGCCGAGTTTGGAGACCCTCGGGACACTTTGAAAATAACCACTCCAATGAATTATGATACGAGGCCATTATTCTTTTTAGATAAAATCAAGGTTGATTTTCCTACCATATATAAAGTTGCAGACGGGGAAACGCTTCCTATTTATGGAGCATCATTTTACGGAGAAGCTGTTTACCCAAAAAGGGAAAGTTTTCTCACGATTGATTATGAGAGGAATTTTAAAATAATGGGCGTTGGCGTGGATGTTAAAAACAATTTGATAGAATTTGAAATAAGAGAGGCTTAAAAATGGGAACAAACAATATTCCAGCGGCGGTTGATTCGACCGTCATTCCTGCGGACCATCACAACAAAATACGGACAGCGTTAATCGGAGACCACGTTCCAAGGAATTCTTCTGCCAATGCAGAGGATGATTCAGGAAGTCTTGGCCAGTCTGCTTTCAGATGGCTCCAGGGGTTCATAAAAACTGTTTTCATTGGTGAGGTTGCCGACAACATAAGCCTTTCGTCGAACGGGGCAGGTGACCTAAATCTGAGCGTAGGGGGCAACGTCCGCGCTATTTTTCGAGAAGCCCACATGTTTTTACCTCCAGCCATGATTGTTCCTTATGCTGGATCGGGTGACGTTGGCGTGGAGTGGCTTCTTTGTGATGGCCGAGAAGTCAGCAGGATAACTTACTCAAGGCTTTTTGCTGCGATAGGGATTACTCATGGCCAGGGGAATACGACAACAACTTTTAACCTTCCTGACTACAGGGGTCGTTTCCTAAGGGGAACTGATAATATGGGCACTGGTGCTGGTGCTGCTGGGAGAGATCCTGATACTGCATCAAGAACGGCAATGGCCGCCGGAGGGACCACGGGAAATAACGTGGGTTCAATTCAGGCTGACCAATACAAGAGCCATACCCATGCACTCAATGAAAATAGGATTCAAACAATCGTGAGTGGTGACTTGCCATCTGGGTTTTCTCATGTGGGTGGCGGTTCAGAAGGTTACACAACAATAACGCAAACAGCAATGGGTGGAAACGAAACCAGACCATTGAATGCTTATACCAACTTCCTAATTAAAACGTGAGGCACCTATGAGTTTTGCAGACATCCCAATAAGGGTAAACGGCCAGGATGTAGATGCCTCTTGGTGGAACACAATCAGGACGCAGCTACTTTTAGCTTTTGGTGACGTTGCTGGTGAAGCACCACAATCAATAGGTTCGGCTGATACAAATCAAGATGTGGTTGAGTTGGTTTTTGATAAAGCAGACTTTTCTAGAATCGACATTAGAACATGGGTGAGAAGGAAAACAGATGACTTTGAATATCTTCAATCACAAGACCTAGAGCTACATTACTATCAAAACACAAATTCTTGGGCGTTGCGAGAAGGGCAGCTTCGCGGAGACGATGCGTTAACCACTTTCTCTCTTTTTGAAGACACGACTGGCGGCGGGAACATTGTCACGGTAAGGTATTCGACGCAAGCAATCTCAGGAGCAAATTACGTAGGATCAATTTCAACAAAGTGGGAAGCATGGACAAACTAATAGCAGCCATTTTATTTTTCGTCATTTCTTTGACAGCATTTTCTCAAACGAGTGATTGGCATAGATCTTTAAGAGTAGGAAGTGATGCGCTTCATTCGAGCCTGAAATTCCAGCTTAGTGGAACAGATAAGGCATCTTTGCCAGTTCCTAAAATGACAACAACAAATAAAAATGCAATCGCAACCCCAACTCTTGGCGCTGGAGTATGGGATACAACACTAGGAAAGGGATCTAGTTACACCTCAGGAGGTTGGGACAGTCATGTTTATGAAACATTGGCTGCCGTACTGACAAATAAATCCATTGATGCAGACACCAATACGATAACGAATATTGAAAACGCTGACATAAAAACTGGCGCAGCAATCAACGCGGCAAAAATTGCCGACGGAACAGTTTCAAGCACAGAATTTCAGTTCATCAATTCAGTTACCAGCAATGTTCAAACTCAAATAGACGGGAAACAACCGACAGGAAATTACATCACGGCATTAACCGGTGACGTAACAGCTTCAGGTCCTGGGTCGGTAGCGGCAACAATTGCAAACAATGCAATCACTGGACCGGAAATAACCAATGGCGCGATTGACCTAACAACAAAGGTCACAGCCGTTTTACCAGCTGCGAATGGTGGGACCGGAGCCAGCACACTAACAGCAAACAATGTTATTCTCGGAAACGGAACATCACCAGTTCAATTCGTTGCTCCTGGAATATCGGGGAATGTTTTAAAGAGTAACGGCACATCTTGGATTTCTGATGTCGCTCCAGGTGGATCAGGATCAGGTGGCATAAACTATATAGGAACAAATTTCAATGCTGAAGATACAACGACGACCGGATGGAGTTGTTATGCGGATGCCGCAGCAGCTGCTCCCGTAGACGGTACAGGTGGAAGTCCGAACACCACATTTACTAACGTGGCATCGGCAACACTTTCTGGAGCAAGGTTATTCAGGATAACAAAAAGCTCAGGTGCTTCAAGACAAGGCGAAGGTTGTGCTTATGCATTCACAATCGACTCCTCATATAAGGCAAAAGTTCTCAGGATTCAGTTTCCTTATATCTCAAGCGCCAATATCATAGATGGTGATTATCGAGTTTACATATATGACGTAACAAATTCCCGACTAATTGATGTTGATACACGAGACATAAGTGCTAATTCATTTGGCCACTTCATTGGTTCATTTCAAACCAGTAGCGACTCCACAAGTTACCGACTCATAATTCACACAGCAACGGCCAGCACGACAGCTGCCACGCTTGACATAGATGACGTAGTTGTGGGCCCACAAACGTTAGTTAAAGGTCCGATCATTTCAGACTGGGCTTCGTTCACTCCGACAGGATCTTGGTCAACTAATACGACATACACCGGAAAGAGAAGAAGGGTTGGCGACTCTGAAGAATACGAAATAAGCATCGCACTTGCAGGGGCACCAACAACGGCTGACCTGGTGGTAAACCTTCCATCTGGATCAGTGATTGATACAAACAAACTTTCTTCTTCTCCTGTATCTATAACCACTTTTGGCATAGCTACCATTTATGACAACACGGGTTCAGCAACCGGAAGGATCGCTGGTCGTGTTGATTATGACTCAACTGGTTCGGTTAAAGTTCTGTCAGTAGATGATTTAGCAGCAACTGACCACTATTTAAGAAATGTAAGTCAAGCTTCTCCTATAACTTTTGCAGCCGATGACATGGTTACTCTGAAATTTCGGGTTCCAATTGTCGGATGGCAATCGACTCAAACAATGTCAGAAGATGGTGGGACAAGGAAGCTTTTATTTAGGGCAAACAGAACATCAACTGCTCAGACAATTTCTTCTGCCGGAACGTCCACAGTGATAGTTTACAATGCTGTTACTAGGGATGATTGCGGTGGGTTTAATACTTCTTCAGGTGTTTTTACCGTTTGCGAATCAGGAGACTGGGTTTTTGCATGTAGGATGGCGGTTGATAGTTATAACAACAATGAAGCAATTCAGATGCGAGGCCTTAAAAACGGATCAACTTTTGACTCAAGGGTTATGGGTGGATCAAGTCAGACTGGATCTGGATTTAATCAAGAAATGATTTCAATCGTTCCAATGTCAAAAGGTGATACATACAGCTGCAGCATAGCCTCAATTTCAGATGCATCATTCACGGTTCTTGCCAGTGATAATGCGTCCGTTTTTTCAGGTTATAAGATAGCCACGCCTCAAACTTTAGCCGGTGGTGATTCTGTTTATGCAAGAGGTGCGAGTAGCTCTGGTCAAACAATATCAACATCGACCACAACAGCTGTCACTTACAACGTAGAAACAAGCGACTCTCACTCTTCGTTCGATCCATTTACGGGAATTTTTACAGCACCATCATCCGGTCTTTACAGCGTGAAAGGTTCCATATTATTTGAATCCACGTCCTGGACAGCAGGCACTCAGATAGAGGTGACCATTGTTAAAAACTCAACTGATCATGCCCAGACCAGGGTTATGAAACAAGCAACAACAACGGCACCTTTTGGAGCGAGCGTGAGTGATGATGTTCGACTTGCCAAGGGTGACACGATAACTTTAAGGGTTTTCCAGGATACGGGATCATCAAAAAACCTTAACGCAAATGCCACGCATAACTTCTTATCAATAGTAAGGGTAGGTAATTAATGAATATTTTATTTTTATTGTTATTAAGTTTTTCGGCCATGGCCCAATTCAAAGTAGAAATCAAAAACCTCCGTGGCGAAACAACCCACGGAGCAGAGTTCTCAACAATGAAAGAAGCTGAAAATTGGATAATGGAAAATGAGCCCAATGGTGCATGGGGGAAGCTTGAAAGATTTGTTCCTTTGAATGAGGCCAGTGACCAAGACAGGGCTGATGCCGTTGAGGTTATTCCGGCCAATGAGGAAACCAAAGAACCGTCAATGTTAAGGCTTAGAAGGAACTTTGAAGTAGTTGGGCCCATAGATATTACTGCTGAAAAAGAACAGGCGGCAGAAGCTGAAAATACAAAAAAGCAAAGAAAGCTTGTTGCCATGGAAAGGGTTAAGGAATTTCAGTCGGCTGATTTAGACAGCGCGACAACGATTGCACAATTAAGAGCAAGGATGAAAGTAATCCTGGAGGACATTGTTCAAATTATCAAAGAATAAACCTCAAGTTTTGTCACCGATAAAGGTGGCCATAAGGTTGCCTTTATCTTGACACAAAACGGCAGAGGCTTGATGATTTAGAAAAGGTATTGTTCATGAATTCAAAAGAGAGACAGCTTATTTTCGATATTGCTGGTGGCGACTCAGCCAACTTTCCAGCCATTCATCAAATTCATTCAGGATACCGTCGAGGAATTCAAATGCTGGAATGGCTTAAATTGCACGGTATCGTAGGAAAAAGCTTTAAACAGTTTGCAATGGATAATGGGTTTTCAAAATTGAGAATGGGATCTTACATTTTGAAGCGACTCGAATCAACAAACAAACGACCAATCTTTGCAAAGGATTTAACATGACTCCATCAGGCGAAGAAGTCAGAAAAATTTCAGACGAATCGATAAAATTTGTAGCGTGGGCCATTGGAATTGGAGCAGGTTCTACTTTTATGATACTTAGCTATGCACTACTCACATTTAAAACAAAAGACGCATCCGCTTCTGATCAAAAATTTTTAGAGCAAAAGATTTCAAATCTTGAATCAGCAGTGAATGAAATCAAAGGTTCAAATAAAGAATTTCAAAACTGGCTTAGAGACAACTGGGGAAAAAGAAATCCAGGTGGTAACTAATGTCTATTCGTTTCAAATCTAAAAGGTCATTCGAACGAGCGTTTTTGATGCATCCAATTTGTATCATGATCCTTGGCGAGATGGCCCTGTGGGCACTTCAAAGAAAGCTACCTTTCGTTATAACAGAAACAGGAACAACAAAAGGGGAAGATGATGCTATCAATCGACTCCACGCTGTTCACCGTGAGTTCCGAGGGTTTGACATTCGAATTAGTGGATGGAGTGAAAAAGTTTTATCTGATTTTGAAAGTTACTTCGAAGAAAGATTTAAGCAGTACGCTGCTTCTAGTTCCGATACTGGATTGTCTAATCTAATCGTTGTCCATAAAGGGACAGCTCGACATATACACGTTCAAATTGCCGCACGATACGCCTTGAATGGCATAAACCTTAAGGAGGTTATTTATGAAGAAGCACTTTAGTTTTGTTCATCTGTTTATTTCATGCACTCTCATGTTGCTTGCTATCTCTGCATTCGGACAAGATGGTGATGTTGAGCCTGTTGTTGGCCTTGTTGCTTCAAGCAAGCTGGCATGGATGTCATCGGCCCTGGCTATTATTCTTCAGCTTTCAAAGTCTGAAATGCTTGGAGGATTGTTTGCAAAAATCGATAAGGCCTATCAGCCAGCGGTTGTATTATTGATTGGTCAGTTGGCAGGCTTGGTTGACACTTTAATCAGTGGAGAACCATTCTCAAAAGCTGCTATTGAATGGTTACTAGCTTCAGGTAACGCGATGGCACTTTATGCCGTTATCGTTAAACCGTTCACAAAGAAAAATGCTTAAGTGAGTAGCTTCATTGCTTTCATCAAAACAATCCCTGCACTGGTTAAACTGGTGCAGGATTTTGTGAATGCCTGGCAAAAAGCTCAGGTCACTTCAATAAATGTGAATTATCAGGAAAGAGAGGAAGAACGTGAAACAATTATTTGGGCAATGGAAGAGGCCCGAAAGGCCAGGGATGTTGTCAAAATTCGCGCTCTCAACCGTAGCCTTGCTGCTCTTGATGGGAATGGCGTCTTGCGAGAAGGACCCGTTCAACCGGCCCAAGGTTAGAAATTGTGTCGTACTTGATGACAGTTTATGCGAATGCGCATATTCGAATGGTGAAACTGAAATTGTAGATTGTTTAGGATTTCAGTCTGCAGCACCGTTTGACTACAAGACGCTTCGCAATTATTGTGAGGACAAAGAGAGAAGACTTCACATTTGTTTAAAATATCCAAAACAGTGTCAATGATTAGTAGTTTGGATGGCCCTGAGCAAGCTGTCTGAATGAAGCCCAGGTTTAAATCCTTTATCCTGGCAAAGAAAGGGAGGCATAAAAACCTCCCTTTTTTATTTTAAACGCTTTCCTTGTAGTAGCACTTTTTCCTCCAGAGAGTTCTCCATGATCGGTAACAGACCAGGGTTTTTACTGGATAAGGTACAGGCTCTTTTGCATAAGGAGCAGACATTGAACCATCAATTTGATCAAGCCTTTCACCTGCCATTAATTTTTTAACAAGATCCTCAACAATGTAGCCGGTAGCATAAGGGACCGAGTCATGATCCTTGGCAGATGAATGATCCCATCCAGCCTTGTGCGTCCATTCATGCCAAAGATTTCCTGCAATACCGGAGTAATCATAAGAGTTGAAAAACTTGGTATTGACATAAGTTTTGTGGGTATATGAATAAGTGTAACCAACAACGCTATTGTTCTTGTGGTACGCAACAACGTGAACGTCTGCCTCCTTATCATCGGACATATCCAAGGTTTCTTTACCAGTCATCAATGATTCATAAATTGATGCACTGGTCATCCCTTTTGAATTAGTGAACAACTTATTTAAAACCATTTCTTTGAAATCAACCGAGTTTACGGCATCCTCGCACAGCCTTGCCGCCGTATCGTGCTTTTCAATCATTTCTGGGGTGAAGCCATCTCTTCCGTTAACGACTATTTTTAGGCGCATTTGTGATCCTTTTAGGGGGTGGTTTATATTGAACGAGGACCACGGCATCCGTTCCACGGTCCTCGATGCATCCTGCTTTTAAATTGTCTCCGTGCATAATGATAAGCGTCAAGACTGATTGCAGCTCAACGTATGGTATATCGATATTCCCTACGTTGACTCAACCCAGTGAATCCATTTTCCGATGTACTCGACGAATTCCCATTCGTTCCCGACAAGCCATAGCCTCACCGGTGGGTACTTTGTGATGAATTTGTTTAAGCCTATTTTATGAACTTCAGTGTGATGAATAAAGCAAAGAGGCATTAGGTTGTGGGGCTCATCTTTACCGCCTGAGCCTCTTGTTGAAACGTGATGATAGCAAACCATGCCTTCGCGGGATTCACCGCAAGATAAACATGGCTCGCGAGATTCATAGTTTTCAAGTTCCATTAAGTAATTATAAGCAAAATTTACTGTAAGTAAAATTTACACGGTCTGAAGTTTCATTGAGGAAACGTAGTATATTTCGCCCATGAGCCTATTGGATGACATATTAAAAGCCCATCAAAAGCAAGATGTCTACAATAGCAATGTTCATGGCTATTTGATTATGGCCATTGTTTTGATCAGCGTGGCCTCTGTCATTGGATGGGTTGTAATCGCATGTAAAATAATTCATTCACGTTAAAATGCGCGCTCATTATTGACCTGGTGAAGTATTGTTGGTTAAATTTATTCAATCAACAAAGGATACTTTATGTGGGACCACAAAAAGCTCGGAAAGAATTTCATCGGAAGTTATGACAAGGCAGCAAAGTCAGGAGAGCGGATCTTTAACCTGAGCAACGGCAAGCGGATCATTTCCTTTGAGTCATGGCAGGCGGCTAAGTACGCTGGGTGGGTTAAACGGTAGCTTTCATTATCGTAAGTATTCATAAGTTATATTATTAGGAAGTCCAAAATTCTCCAAGCAGCTACATGCCTTGGAATAGCTGTCAAACCTGGACACCTCATACCATATTAAAAATGTTTTCACCTCCACAATATAAATTCTCTTCCAGTCCATACATGCAAGGCTGCCAGCGGAACTGGGTCTCAATCTAACTTTCATAATTACCTTATGACTTAAAAATTTTAGGTGATCCGCCGTGAGAAGACGAAAGTTTGGTCACGCAAGGATTCTCGCAAAAATCAGTGCATGCTTCACATGAGTCAGTAAGCTTTACCCCGTGAATGCAATACTCAGGATGTGTGCTTCCGTTTGGTAAAATTTGAACTATCCGATCATTGTCCGTCACTGCCATAAGACCTATTTCTAAAGTTTGCATAAAACCTCCTTGTTGTTAAATTTTATCATAGCCGTAATAAGTATCCATCATCTTTCAATTCTTTTGCATAATGGAAAACCATGTCAGCAATGTCTTTAAAAACATCCGGGTGAATTTTCAATCGCTTGATGTGCTTCCAGTTTCCGCTACTCAGCCAAAAATCCTGTATAGCCTCTGGGCCCATGTTCTTCATCATGACGAGTGCACCCGCACAATGCTTGACGCCGCCTTTATAATTGGGATCGTATCCATCAGAGCGTTTGTCGGTCTTGTGGCAAGTATGGGCAAAGCGACCCATCTCAATTTTACCGTGGATATTGATTAAATCTTTCGCAACTCCCGAATGAATTGGAGACGTTCTTTTAAAAGGGCAGTCGCTGCATGGTGCCTTCATTGAAAAATCGACTTCCTCTAATTTTAAATGTGTTTCAGTGTCCTCCATCATGACATCCCCTTTCGCTGCCATTGCTTTAATCCATCGGTCCATCCACCTTTATTGACCCATTTTTCTTGAAATATCTGGGTGGCGCGAACACGTTCTGCTCCTTCGGGGTAGTGGGCAACATAAATGTTAGATGAAACGTATTCAACCATTACCTCTGCATTGATCGATGGGACAAAATACCTTTGAGGATTTGGCTTCCGACCATTTTGCTTTTTAATCATGTTGAACCTTCTTTATCCGTACAATCGAAAATAATGTTTATAATGTCCACTGGGCCTAGTACATGAGCTGGTTCATGATAGTATTTAATCTCTTTAATTTTTCGTCCTTCAATTCCTTGATTGTTTGAAACGGCTGCAATTTCTCTAATGACATCAAAATAAAGAATTTCATTATTTAACTTTTCATTCTTAGAAATATATCTTTTATATTCGTATCTATTGTTAATCATTCCAATTCTCCTTGCCGATTTCGATTACTTTCCTGCATGTCTCTTCATCAAACCATCCAATGTGACAGTCTTTTTTCTTGATGCCGAGTCGGTCAGCAAGAATCCCGTATGCATCGGATCGTCTCAACCTTCCACTTTTCCACTTGGGATCGAATGCTGCATGAGCTTGTTGTTTTAGCTGTCTTAATTCAGCATTGGCCAATCGGCCTAAAGGAATATTTGCTTCTGAATTTTTATGAGTACCGACGTATGCCTTGCATGGTGGACAGCTCCAAAACTTTAAAGAGTGCAGATCTTGTCGATAAGGATATATAACAGCACCAGTAACCAGAAACGCCTGACTTCTACAATAAGGGCAAAGCGGTGATCCAGTTGTGCTGCCACTGTCATAGGCATCTGGTTTTTTTCTTTGTCTCATTACTTAACTCCTCTGTATTTTCTAAACTGAACGATAAGTCCGGCCATTCGGAACACGTTAATGGTTGACTCATCTGGATCATCAATGCACCAAGACCTATGGTCTTCCACCCAGTAGCCGCCATGATTTTTTATTTCTTGTCTGAGAGAATAAGCTTTTTCTGATCCGTCTAAAATCCAAAAGCACTTAACCACGGTGCTCACTTTTGCATTCCCGAAGATTTGAATTCCTCAATAAGAGAATTTTTAAAGTCTGCCACCATTGCATCGATCATTAACATTGGATCAACTTCGAGAACTTTACATACTGCATACCCACGTTTGGGTGGAAGGTTGGCTAGTCCTCTTTCGATGTTTGAAATATGCTGACCTTGCCTGTCTCTCATTCCTGCAAGAACGGATAAGTCAGATTGACTCCATCCCTTTTTGATTCGGTATTCTTTAACCAAAGATCCTATTGAATTAAATGAAACTATTTTCATTTATGATCCTCCTTTTATTTTTGAATAAGGTGAGAAACATTTTTGGGTGGGTTGATAAACAACTGCAGGCCCGTTGAAATTAAAGGACCGTGATTTTTTTCATCGTACGGGATCAATGAAGATAATCTTATTACGGTGTAACTATCAATGAATGGTCGGTCAACATAAACGATGACCTTTCCAGATTCATCGTCATCGTCATAAAGTCCAACTTTGCCTTTGTGTTTTCCGGCATTGATATAAACCAGACCGTAGTCACCTTCGTTTACAGTGTCATTTGTACTCATAAGCAATCCTTTTTGATGACTACAAGTCACCTGTTAATTTGTCGTCTTTATATTTGTCATATTCATAATCAGAGCGAGCGTCGAATATTTCATCTGAAGTGTATAGATGAGATGTAACAAATCCAGAGCCTTCGCACTTGCTGCACTCTTCTACGGGATAAATGTCCACAATACCAATTCCTCCGCACTCATCGCATTCAACTGAATCACTCAAGGACTACCGCCTTTACTCCGGCCAATGAATTAACTTTATCCATTGTTGGTTGAGATGCATTGATGAACTTCCATTTCTTTGCCTCGGCATCCCATCGACCACCGAATGATTTAAGTTTATCTTTGTTGGCCATAGTGTCACCTTCTGCAAAGAAGTTAAGTGCCCCTTTTAGCTCGGGCTTTAATCCGTTTTGGATAGCATCCCCGTCATCGTCAATGTCGCTTGTGAAAAAGTCCGAGGCGCCGGTAGCTTTTTTTACACCGCCAACATACGCTCGTTTTTGACAAATCTTCGCCATTGAATTCAGGACATCTGAAATCTTTTGAGGGACTTTTTTAGATGTCTTTGGACCATTGGGTTGTTGCTCCCACTCTGTTTTTTCTGCGAACTTCTTCTCTTGTGAACTTATAAAAGCATCGCACTCGGCAACCTTTTTTTCTGAATCAATGTGAACGATAGAACATTTATATGACAGCATTACAAGATTGTTCACAAGGTCTATCTCTCTAAAAACTAATTGGTACTCATCTCTAAGCTTGAAAATGTTCGCAAGCTTTTCAGCGCCAGGAAGAAACAATGTTGGCTTGTCTCCGCATCCAGGTATAAGACCGTAATCAACCCCGTAAACCATTTGTTCACGAACGAACTTCTTAAGCAACTTTCTTTTTTCAGTAAGCAACTCTAAACTTTCCTTTGTTGCAGCCAATGAATTGTTGTTGGCTAAAACAACTGCAGTCGTTTCAATAATGTCGTCCACTAAATACCTCCAAGGAATGTGATTTTCACATCAGAATCAAAAAGCATTTTAATAAATTCAGTTTGAATGCAGACGAACCTTATTGCGTCATTAAACCAAATCCATGAACAATTTGGTTCATTCACAATGAGAAGAGAGTCGTCAACTTCAATATAATAGTAACCGTTTTTCATGCTAATCCTTTTTTGAAAACCATGCTTGCACGTACTCGTTACCGGCAACGCGAAATTTTTCAATGTAGTCTTTTGACAGGGCCGCAACTTCTGGGATGTTCATCCATTTGATTGTTGCTCGACTCATGATTTTTATTTTAACCTTGGCCCTAATATTGGCGACATTTCGCTGACCATCGAATGACGAGTGAAATTCTTTTAACTTCAACTTATATTCCTGATCGAGAGCCTCGTATAGGCATTTGGCATTCGATTTCTTCTCATTTAGTTCGCGAAGTTCATCAAATAGAGGAGAGTCAGGAGCAAAAAAGAAGTCATCCTTTGTCATAGCGGGTTCCTCGTTACGTTTTAGTTTTCTAGCAAATTGAATCGATGTTTTAAGCAGCTCTCTTTGAAATTCTTGATGAGGAAAAATTTCAATGACAACCCCTTCATCCTCAAGAGAATAAGCAAAATAAATACACATCCGAGCACCAGTGATTAAGAGTTGCTGCTGGACCTGAATCTCATGATGTTCCGGTGGACGATTGAATTCTTTTATCTCTTCCAGGATGTCCATGCCAACAAGTTTCGCTTCAAAAATAGTGTCCTCAAATTCCCCATCAAGAGAAGCTATTAAGTGAGGATACTTTTTGTTCACGCGAACAGTTGGTTTGAATTCTTGTCCAGTCAAAGCGAACCATTCGGCCCGCATCTTCTCTTCGAACTTGTGGCCCTTGTCAAAGATGTACTCATCTTGAGTAAACCATTCGGGAACTAAGCCTTTTTTGAATAAATATAATTCTCGCTCAGTCATATAAGGAGACTTCTGAAATGCGGCAGATATTTCGGAGGCGCCAATTCGCTTAGCGCGTTCAGAATGCCATTCAGGAGATCCTTGCTGAAGGTCGAGAAGCTGACCTTGCAGGCCCATATTATTGGAGCTCAGCTACAAATGAATGATGAAAATCAGAATACTTTTTCAATATTTCTGCATCGGTATTATTTTTGACGTTATATCTATAGACGAAATCATCCACAAACGTAACGTCCGAGAAATGTGGCTGGACAATATTTAAAACTCTCACAAATAAGTTGGTCATTTCTTTCTTGTCAGCGGTATAAGAATCATCTTCTCCTGATTGAAGTGAGTGATCAGTCACGCTAACAGATAGGCCAAACCCCTCTGATCGAACGTTTAAACAGACATCAAGATCCTTCTTGAAGAATAGAACCTCAACAACCCTTCCATCCTCGTCAAGAACGAAATCAATAAGATTCTCGAACATGTTTTCAATTTTGGCAGCATTGGCCTTGGTAACTTTTTGGAGAGAAATCATTTGAGCAATTCCTTTGTTAATTTTGAAAAGTAAACCTAACAATAAATGGATAAATTGCAAAAGTTTATTTAGGTCAAGGGTTAAACATTAGGTTATGTGGGATCGTGTCAGTCAAATTAATGGCGCTACAGCCAGCATCAATTGATTAATGTAATGGATTTTATTGGTGGTTTTGCGCCAGAAATTTGACGATGTATGAAGATGTTTGAAATCAGTTTAAATTTGATATTTAAATTAGGAAACTTCTAAGTCTTAATCATCGAACTAAAAACAAAAAGGCCCTTTAAGTTTACTTCTGCTTTGGCGGCGTTGGAACTTAAAGGGCCCGAGATTGAATATTCGCTCCAAAAAAATCTATCAATTTTGGAGTGTGATAGCAAGGCAGATAAACCTAGTTTATCACTAATTCTTTCCGAGGGTTTCATTCGGTATCCTCTCAAACAAAACCGAAAACTAAGTCCAATGCCGCCAATGTTTAATTGCTTGAGTAGCAGCCCTCGGGAGGTTGTTTGGCGCAGGAGCGCCTTTAAACTCATAGGCAACGTAACCATGAGCCCTATCTTTCCATGTTTGGCGTGATTCTGCTCTAGTGCCATGGAGCGAGCAGATACAAAGGAAACATGGTCTTTATACCTCGGGTCGGGAAGCATTTGCTTTTTTGATGATGAAGGGAAGAGGAGCAAGGAAGAGTTGCGACCGAATGATTCTGACAAGAAGTTGGGATTTTTTGACGGTCGGGTTCTCTCCCTATTGGCTTTTCTTTTCCCTAAATCAAAAAGCATTAATTATAAAACATTATTGATTTCAAGGAGAGATTCATGAAGAGACATTTAAGACAACATAAAGAAGTTTTTAAAACTCAATCAGTAATCATTGATGAAGATGGCTACAAGGTTAGCCCGAGGGGAGCGATACATCGGATTGCATACTTTCATTATCATCCATCAACGCCCAGAAAATGGCATGTTCATCATATAGATTGCAACAAATTGAATAATTCCCTGGACAATTTAATCGCGCTCCCGCCTGAAGTTCATTTTTTTATTCATAATGAAATAGCAAGGACGAAAAGGATTATAACTCGGCCAGAGTTTCAGGCCTACATTGATCAGTTTTATAAATCCAAGGAAATCATGGATGCGCTCAATGCTCAAATTGATGAGCTCGAGAAGAGGAGAAACAAAATAGCCTCCAAATACTACAGGGCAAAAAAAGCGTCAAAATAATGTCACTCTTTACATACGGAAAGATGGCCGTCTACACTAAAGAAAATAAAACAAGGAGCACGCTCAGTGGCTAAGAAGAAAGTTCAGAAAAATACCGCAGTCAAAATAAAAATGAAAGGCGTCGTGATGGTACCGGTGGGCAAAGTCATCCCTCACCCAAAGAATCCGAACATTCACTCCGAAGATCAAATCACAATGCTTGCGCAGTTAATCAAGCATCACGGCTTTGATACTGCGCTAGTGGTCTCGAATCAATCAGGGTTTTTGATCAAGGGCGAAGGAAGATGGAAGGCTGCACAATTACTTGGCATGGCGACAGTTCCGGTTTCCTATCAGGATTTTGAGAACGATGCGAAAGAATATTCTGCCATGGTGTCAGACAACGAGATTGCTCGGGCCTCCAGGATTGATGTTGACGCAGTAAGAATTCAAATGAAGGCATTCAAGATCGATCCAATCAACTTCGGGTTCGACGATCCGACCAAGCTGATCGATGTTAAAGGCCACCAAAGAGACCCAGGAAAGAAGAACAAAGAAATTGATACTGATGAGTTTGGTGAAGACCTTGAGCATACGTGTCCAAAATGCAATTTTTCATTTTCGGATAAAAAGTGAAATTCACCTATAAGTGGTCATTGAAAGATTTAGCCAAGGTCAAAAAGAATGGCCTGAAAGTATTTTCGTGCTTTGCTTGCGGCGGGGGCTCAACTATGGGCTATAAGATGTCAGGCTTCGAAGTTATCGGGTGCAACGAAATTGACCCTGAGATGATTGAAGTTTACCGCAAGAATCATAGTCCAAAGTATTCCTACCTTGAAGGGATTCAGGATTTCAAAAAGAGAAACGATCTTCCGAAAGAGTTTTTTGAATTAGATGTCTTGGACGGATCACCCCCATGCTCATCATTTTCGATGTCAGGATCAAGGGAAAAGGAATGGGGAAACGAAAAGAAATTTCGTGAGGGCCAGTCAGAACAAGTACTGGATGATTTGTTCTTTCACTTCATTGATCTTGCAAAGAAGTTAAGGCCCAAAGTGGTGGTGGCTGAAAACGTTAAAGGGATGCTGGTCGGAAACGCTAAAGGATACGTCAAGCAGGTCATTAGCGGGTTTTCCGAGATAGGGTATGATGTTCAGTTGTTCCTCCTTAATGGCGCATCCATGGGCCTGCCACAGTCCAGAGAGCGGGTATTCTTTATTTGTCGTCGCCGTGATTTGAAATTGCCGGCCCTGAAACTGGAATTCAATGAAAGGCCAATACCTGTCAAAGAGGCCATCGGTGACATTATTGACGACATTGGAGCAGACAAATCCAAGTCGACAACCAAGAAGTATTGGGACAAATGCGTTCCAGGGAAGTCTTTCGCCTCGGTTCACCCCAAAGGATCATTGTTTAATTGGTATAAGATCGATCCTGAAAGGCCTTTTCCCACAATAGCATCCTCTAGCATAGACATGTTCATGAGATGGGATGTGATGGCCACGTTCACTACGCCGCAAGTTTTAAGGTTCGGTTCATTCCCGTCGGACTATCAGGGTAAAAGCGAGGCCTCGTTACGTTACCAAGTAGGAATGTCAGTTCCTCCAATCATGATGCATAAAATCTCGGATCAAATATTCAAACAATGGTTCAATTGTTCCACGTGGAACATTATTAAAATCAAACCGTCAAGTAATAAAAAGGAGAAAAGGCTATGTTCAAAAAAATTGAGGTCGAAAAAAGATTCGGTGCCTACAGAAGACCAACCGAAAAAACAATCCCGAAGTTCCAAGTCATCCAGGAAAAGTCTCTTGAGCTCGCGAAGCTCATTGAAGAGTTGTGCCCGGAAGGAAACCCCGAAAAGGCCTCGGCGCTAACATTGCTTCAGCAAGCAAAGATGTCGGCTAATGCCTCAATTGCAATTTACTCGGAAGAATAGAAAACAAAAGGATTGCTCAAATGATCTTTATTTTAATGGGTGTTACCGTTATTTTGTTTATAGTGCTCGAATGCCGGAGACGGCGACTTATTCAAAAATGCCCCAGATGTGGATCACGGGATAGCGAAAGATATAAATTTCACAAGACATTAATGTTTTGTAATGACTGTCGCCTTCACTTTAATGTGGATTCGGAGGCAGTATGAAAACAACAAACTTTGTAGAGTTAGCCCAGGAAGATGTCAAAGAGCTGACACGTAAAATTGATTTGATAGTGGATGAGTATCTCCAGAAATCAAAGGCGCCAAAGAATCAGCGAATAGTGAACGTAGGACGCGCCTTGAATGCTTATCACGTTTGCTGGATAGCAAACCTTGGGTCCATGCTTGAAGGTCACCACGAGGCCATAAAAGCTAATGGGCTTAAGTCTGTGAAGTCTTTCCATGCCCCCAAAAAGGAAATCAAGTTATGAAAATAGTGGTTTGGTTTTCAGTGGCCTCGTTTACAGGGGTGTTGCTTGGATCTTTTGTGACATCAAGCCAGGACCGATACGTAAACCTAAGCGAGTGTGTGGTGGACAAAATTGAATTTAGTGAGAAAAACCGCAAGGGGTATTTTCCTGGCCAGCGTGAAAGGGTCCTTCATTGGCTAGTGATGAATTGTGTCAAAGAGAATGTTTGGACGAGCGACTTCATAAAAGCGAAGGAACGATCAAATAAGTATGCAACGAGGGGAATTCTTTAATGGGCAGCAAGGAAGAAAGAAAAGCGCTGGGTGAAATCATTGCAGATATGAAGATGAAGATGGACAAGGTCATGGTTAAGTACCGGGACAATAAGCACCCGCCTGTCATACTTGAGGACCAAAATGAAATCATTGCAATTCTTGCCGGGATGGGAAGAGTTGCATTTGAAAACAGGGATGGGCTTTGCCACATTGTTTCAAAGAGCCCTTGTTCAATCGCATGGGACGGCGACAAGTTCATTGTTTACGAGCAGGCATAAACAAAACAAGGAGAGATTGTATGACAAAATTGCAATACAAAATGCATTTCAAATCAGAATGCAAATGCCTTTACTGCGATGAATGCCTAGGGATCAAGAAATGAAAAGGGAAGTGGCTGCTGGAACGACAAGGGGAATATTTTGGAAGCCAGGTTTGAACCAGATTTATTTCAAGTGGCAGTTAAGCCCATTTGAGATTGATGGAAACACTTGCATCATAATCTTGAGTGTCCGAATGCTGTAGCTGCAATATCACCGCGTTAAATTTGTAGAATCAAATCCAATGGAGGGACGAGATGAGAGAGACAAGCCTGCAGGCATTCAGTGGAATAGAGGCCACATTGCCAGCAAAAAGGAAAAGAGTGTTGGATGCAATAAGAGAGACTGGAACAATAGGGGCCACACTTTTCGAACTTGTGAAAACGATAGGGAGGCCTGTTAATGAAATATCCGGGCGGGTTACGGAGTTATCTAAAAGCGGATTGATCATTGGATACGGTCGCCGGGTTAACCCTGACACCAAGAAGGAGTCGATGGTTTGGCATGCAGTCGAGCGCAGCAAAACATGAATGCAGACAAAATGCCGCAACATGGTAGACTAAACAAATAAAATGAAATAAGAAATGAAAATGGCCCAGGAGCCGTGAGATGACTAAAAAGAAAATGACCGAAAAGCAATTGGCGAATCTGAAGTCCATAAAGAAGGGAGAGGTTCGCAATCCGATTGGTGCCAATGCGCACAAGGGTCCAGCCTCAATGTTCAAGAAGCTCACGAAGGAAATGTTCGTCGAGATGATTAATGCCGCAACGACAGGAACGGTTGCCGACCTTAAGAAGATTGCCGAGGGGTCCAACTCAACCGCCTTGCAGGTGGCCTTATCAACGTGTCTGATTAAGATTATCAACAAAGGTGATTATGATCAGCTCGAGCGAATGCTTCAAAGGGTTATCGGGAAAGTTCCAGACGAGCTCGATGTGACAAGCGGAGGGAAGCCAATCGCGCCAGCTGCTCAATTAAATGTTTACCTTCCGGCCAATGGTCGGACTAGAGAAGAAAATAATAAGTAAAAAAGGAATGCTCATGTCTAAGGTTGAAATCTGGGTTTGTCCACACGATGCTAAATGGTGGATGACCGACAAAAATGGAACACATGTTTATCAAATGAACTTCGCCTACAGGGAAACGCCTACATATTGCAAGAAGGTCATACTAAACTTTGACCCGAAAAAAGGCGAAGGAGCATCTCCAAGGGATGTCGTTGATAGTTATCCATTGAGGTATGAGTATGAATCGAGAAACTGAGGGCCTGATTAATTTGATCATGGAAGGATCAATCGGAAAGTTACTTTTGAAAGTATTCAATGAAGAGGATAGAGCAAGGATGTGGCTACGAAATGGAAACATAAACTTTGGAGGCGCCGTGCCTCTTGATCTAATTAATGCAGGCCGTGCTGAAAAAGTGATAGAGTTTATTCAGGCAGCAATTAACGGTTACTAAAAAACAGGAGTGGGTTTATGGCCGGCACATATAATTTCAACATTGATCAGGGAACAGATTTCGAAGATACGCTAACCGTAAGGGACGAGAATGAAGATACTATCGACATCACTGGTTGGGTATTTAGGTCTCAAGCAAGAGAAGATCTTAACTCAGCAGTGGCATTCGAGTTTACATTTGAAGTTAAGAATCAAGTAACGCATGAAGGCCAGGTGTTTAGAAGGTTATCAAATGCGGCCAGCGCTGCGATAAGTGGATGCGCCAAGAAGTTCATATATGACGTTGAGGCCGTAGATACAGATGACCTGGTACAAAGAGTGATTCAAGGAAGGATTACTCTTAACCGTGAGGTTACAAAATGATTAAAATCGAATCCGTTATCGTTACACCAACGGAAGGGCCGGCATATACCATTGAGGTTTCACCAAGCGACACGGCGATTATTGGTCCCACGCATATACCGATCGATTCTTATTGTGCTCTTATAAGGCATCCTGAGAACATGACGTACATACTTGACCTGGCAACTGCCGCAAAAAAACAGTTCACCAACCTCAAGATAAAATCAGAAATAGGGACTTGTACATTGTCGATCCAAATTGATGGTGTAGCAATTACGGGAATGGATGCGCTCGCGATAACCTCAACCGAGCAATCGTTTGATGCCACTGCTCTTAATGTGGCCCTGGCTGACTCCACGATTAGCTTTGTTGTTTCTTCCGTATCAACCATTGCCAATCTTTCATTCACGCTTAAAGCATCAAGGCTGTCACTATGAACTTCTTTATTTTAGTTGATGACATGGGAACGCGTTTTGAACTTCAAAAGTTAGATGCTGTTTTGTATGGTGGTTTCTTTTGCGTGGTACCGGCAAGCGACCGAGTTTTTACTGAGACGTTTGATTATGTGAATTTAGGTGGGCCACTGGTGTCCTACTCAAGGGGTTAAGATGGCAACTTATTTTATAGATCCAATCAATGGCAACAATTCGAACAATGGTTTAACTTTTGCCAATAGGAAACTAAACATCGTCGGGCTGACACTCGCACCGAATGACTTGGTCAAGTTCATTAAAAGTCCTGATCCCGTGAATACAAATATAACCGCTGCATTCACCGATCTTTCTAGCTCAGTAACATTATCTGAAGCGGTCACTCAGGTGATAGATAACTGCGACTCGGTATGGACAGGGGCAGCCAACGTCACGGCCACAGTGAATACGACGCCTGGTCTTTTCATGGAGGGAACTGGATGTGCTCAGTTTGCTATTGCGGCAGCCTTTACGACTGGGAAAATTGCACACAGGGATCTTGGATCAGTGATGGACCTAAGTGCCTATCAGCAGATTAGTTTTTATTTGATAGGACCAACGGCAGCATTTTCAACGACAAATTTACAAATAAAGCTTTGTTCAGATACGGCAGGGAATACACCGGTCAACACTTTTACTCTCCCTGTAGGAATTCAGCAATCATGTATGCACGCAGTAACTTTGAACAATGGTGCTCCGTTAGGGAACAACATTAGATCGATTGCCATATATACATTGGCCGATCCTGCCGCTACGACAATCAGGTTGGATCACGTAATAGCATGTAAGGCAGCTTCTGATCCCAAAGCGATAACTCTTAGTTCAATGATTGGAAAGAATGTGGCTGGTGATACGTTCTATCATATCCAATCCATTACAGGCACTGCCGTCATCCTTGGAGCCGCACTGTCAACATCGGCTGGTTCTCCTGGTTTGTTGGGTTATGCTGGAACGACTGCAGCGGCAGCGCCTCTTTATAGGAGAGAAGTTTTCACGCTGGCAACAAACGGAAGCAGCACCGTTTCAACCGTTGGCCAGATAACAAATTCAGGAACGGAAGGTAACCCAATCCGAATTTCTGGTGGATGGAACAGCACCGACATGTCTACCCAGGATGGTGAAACGTGGATGTCCGGTAACAGTGTTAACAACATTGGATTCAGGGGCAGCAACGTGTCGTGGCTTACGTTCGAAAAGTTTGGGTTATTCCGTTTCATTGCCGGGTATTACTTTACCGGTGGAAACAACATCGTATTTGAAAATCCTATTTGTGGCGGAAACTTTGGTTACGGTATTTTCCTAGATGGTGGCAGTGCTAAAAATACGATTAACAATCCAAGGATTGATCTTCAGGCAAACTATGGGTTGGTCTTAACTGGAAACAACGTAGTCAATAATGCCATCATAAATGGAACGAGGGTTGCTGCAGTTTCATTCGGGGATGGTAGTGGAACTATTATTAATGGCCTAACGGCTGTCAAAAGTGAGGATGCCGTTATTGACTTTGGCTATGGTAGCAATCATTTCATCTATGACTTGATTTCAAGGGATGCAGTGATTGGAGGAGTCAGAGGTCACGGCACTCAAAACTTTTTAATTAACCCACAAATGCCAGAGGCGGCTGGTGCCACATTCCCATTTAGCTACGGTGGCGGGGCTGTCTATACTCACAACCTTAACACTGTAGGCAATCACGTTATATTCATGGATGGGGCAAAGATATACAATGTGACCGATGCGGACAGAGATGTGGCCGATGGTTATGCATGGAGGGTTGACATCACTTCAGCAATCAGAAAATCAAATTACCCCGTGATATTTGGTTCCAGGGGATCAGCTAACGGCATAAGGGTTTCTTGCTTCGCTGGGTTTCTGGTAACAATTTCCGCACGAATTAAACGTAGTCACGCCAATATGATTGGTCGATTAGTCGCACGAGGTGGACAACTGGCCGGCGTTCCTTCGGACGTTATTGCTTCCACGTCGGGTGCCGCAGGTTCATACGAGACAGTGACTTTAAGCTTTACCCCAACCGCTAACGGTGTAATGGAAATAGAATTTCAGGCGTACACGACAGACGGAGCGACCACGTACTCAGCCTGGATTGATACTTCCAGCATTCGACAAGCATAAAGGAATTTCTTGGGAGAGCCTGGACTTAGACCTCAACAAGGACCTCAAGAAGCATTTCTTTGCACGAAGGCAGACATTGCAATTTATGGTGGAAGCGCCGGAGGCGGCAAGTCATTTGGGTTATTGCTAGAACCTGTTCGTCACATGCACAACGAAGAATTCAAGGGCGTTATCTTTAGGAGAGAAACGCCCATGATTACAAATCCCGGTGGCCTCTGGGATGAGTCGATGAAAATCTATCGGGCGCTGGGTGCATCACCTCATGAAACTAGGAGAGAGTGGACTTTCCCTTCTGGAATGACGTTAAAGTTTTCGCATCTCCAACACGAGGGAGATAAGTTTAACTGGCAGGGATCACAAATTCCGTTCATTGGATTCGACGAGATAACACACTTCACCGAAACACAATTCTTTTACATGATTTCTCGAGCACGTTCAACCTCGGGAGTTCCTGCGTACATAAGGGGAACGTGTAACCCGGATCCTGATTCGTGGGTGGCCAAATTTCTCGAATGGTGGATCGATCAAGACGAGAAGTCACCGACGTTTGGCCTTGCAATACCTGAGCGAGCTGGTGAGATTCGTTGGTTTATTCGAATCAATGACGAAATGATTTGGGCCGACGATGTTGAGGAGCTCGAGTTCATCTACGGAGAGGAATTCATCAAAGAAAATCCTCCTATGAGCGTGACCTTCATACCGGCAAAAGTTACCGATAACAAAATCCTTCTTGAAAAAGATCCTTCATATATAGCTAAACTAAATTCAATGAGTCGCGTGGACAGAGGGCGATTAAAGGATGGTAACTGGAAAATCAAGGCAGCGGCCGGGAACGTGTTTAGGCGCGACTGGTTTAAGATTGTGGAAACTGCTCCGGTGAACGTCAAGGCACGCGTGAGGTACTGGGACCGAGCCGCAACGGAAGTGAATGAAAAGAACAAAGATCCGGATTGGACAAGAGGCGTAAGGATGTCCATTGATCACTCGGGAAACATTTATATCGAGCACGTTGAGGGCATTAGAGGAACACCGAATGCGGTTGAACGAACAATCGTTAACACTGCTTCGCGTGATAGCAAGAGTGTTCCGGTCCGTGTTGAACAAGATCCTGGATCGGCAGGAAAAATGGAAGTGAATTATTATATCAGGCTTTTAGCTGGTTACGATGTGGCAGCAAGGCTGGCTACAAAAGACAAGCAAACTAGGGCAAAGCCTTTTTCATCTCAAGCAGAAGCCGGGAACGTGTTTTTAGTCAGGGGATCATGGAATGATGAATACTTAACCGAGTTAGAAAACTTTCCAGATGCACCTCATGACGACCAAGTTGATGCCAGCTCAGGCGCATACAATGATTTGTGCGAAGGTGGGACTGGTACGTTTACGGAAGGCATGTCACAATCAGGGGATAATATCGAAAACAGATGGAAATAATTAACCTCTTTCAAGGAATGATTTTATGAAATCAGTGTCAGCAGCAAACAACTTCAAAGCAGTAACCCCTCACGATACGAACGCATTGGTCAACGGAGCCGGTCAGTTAATCACAACAAGATGGATCGTTGTTACCGTGGCAGGATTAGTCTCATGCAGAAATGCCGAGGGGACCACAGTGGCAGTTCCTTGTGCAGCAGGAGTTCCCATGCCAATAGAAACAGACTTAATCGTAACCGCAAGTACAGCAACCGGAATAGTCGTTCTTTGGTAATGACCCTCCCAGGGGTCAAGGCGAATCGGTGGAATGTATTAATTTGGCGCCACCGGTTCGTTCTCTCACATAATTAAAAGGAAGTTTCATGGGCAGCATCATATTTAATCCATTCGATTTAATCGGAAGATTCACATCAAAAAAAGAAGTAAACAGAATTCAGGGTGTTCCTGTTTCCGCGTTCGCATCTGGATCAGCAGGGACAGAAATCTATGGAGGCTATCTTTCAGAAGAGCCTCTGAAAGAGTTAAACGGTAAACAGGGAGCAATTGTTTACGACAAGATGAGAAGGTCAGATGGGAACATTACAATGATCCTAAGGGCAATCAAGCTACCAATCCGATCGGCAACATGGTCGATTCACCCGGATGATGATTCAGAAGAAGCGAAGGCCCAGGTTGAGTTGTTTAAACATATTCTCTTTAATGATCTTGGAAAGCCGTGGACGCGTTTTACTGGCGAGGCCTTGACGTTTGTTGACTTCGGCTACTCATTATTTGAAAAGACTTTCAAGCCAGTCCTGGCCCACGATAAGTTTGGCCCATACATCGGGATCAAATCACTAGGGTTCAGAAGTCAGAAGTCAATTGAGCGATGGCTTGTTGATCCAATGGGATGCCTTTTGGGCGTTGAGCAATTGTGTGACGGAGACACTGCACGATTGGTTACAATGGAAAATGAATACTTAATCAGGTTTTGCCCGGAGCAAGAGGGTGACAACTTTGAAGGCATGTCATTCTTAAGAGCTTGCTACGGCTCATGGTTCAGAAAGAATCTTTATTTGAAACTCCTTGCCGCTGGTATTGAGAAATATGCCATCCCGGTTCCTGTCTTAACCGTTCCAAGCGGAAAAGAAAATTCGGTTGAGTATACAAATGCTTTAAGGGTTTTAAGACAGTACACATCAAATCAGACAAACTACATCACGAAGCCAGCTGGATGGGATCTTGAAGTAAAGGTAACGACACTTGATCCGGCGAAGATTAGAGAGTCAGTGAAGGATGAAAACCAAGAGATGGTCAATTCAGTTTTGGCATCATTCCTATTGTTGGGACAAACAGGATCGGGATCATATTCACTCGGTTCAACCCTGGGAGATTTTTTCGGAACAGCAGTTCAATTCATCGGGGATCATATATGCGAAGTCGTTAACCGAGAATTGCTACCAGACCTTGCGAGATTGAATTTCGGTACCGAGCTGAAGTGCAAATTAAAAGTTGAAGGGATTAAAGATTCTGCTTCTGGAGCATTCGCTGACATCCTGGATAAACTAATTAAGTCGAGTGTCGTTAAGTCTGATCCTGATTTAGAGAAGTTTATTCGCGAGAAGTTTAAATTACCTGTAGCGGCACCAGTTTCGGCTGAGCTTGCTCCGGTCCCTCAACCTGGCCCGGTTCAATTGGCCGAACCTAAGAAGCCAAGGCAGGACCAGCTTATCAGAAACAGCGCCCAGGAACTTCGGGCATACATTGAGAACGGCTTAACCTTTATGGGGGTTAGCTACATTGAGAGAATGAA